CAGCATGGTGGCGAGGTTGAGCATCAGCATGTGAAGCGTGTGGTTCGGGAGGGTTCGGAGTGACGCAGCGGTTGAGTCCTCAGGGGTTGTCCAAGCTCCTGGGTCTGCTGGGTGGTACGGACTTGGTTGGTGAGGCTGTGCCGGTTCGTGCTGTGGTGTTGGGTTCGTCTTCGACGGTGTCGGCGGACCTGGACGTAGCTGAGACGCTCGATGGCGTCACCACGTTGGATCTGTACGATGATGGTGGTTCTGGTCCGTACCGTTCGGATGCGACCTGTACGGTGGTTGTGGATGATTCTGTGGTTCGTGTGACTGTGGCGGACACGGTGTTCACGGCGTTGCCTCCGCAGGGTGATGGTGGTTCGACGGACCTGGCGCGATTTGTGTTGCTGTACATGCCTCAGGAGGCTCCTGAGGAGGATTCGTCGAGCATTCCGTTGTTGGTGGTTTCGCCGGATTTTGCTGGTGTTCCTCCTGATGGGACGGACTACACGGTGGTTTGGCCTACGACTGGCGTTTTGAGGGTGGAGACGGGGTGACGTGGCGGTTTCGAGTGCGCTTACCCAGCCGGTCTTGGTTCATGCGGGTGTGTATGTGCCTCTTGGTTCGGTGTCGATCCGTTACTTCTCCTTGGCTCAGTGGCGTGCGGTTCATGCGTCGGGGGTGTGGGTTGGTTTTGGTGTTCGTTGTGGGAGGGCTTCTGTGAATGTCCCGACGGCTGAGGTTTACGAGGGAACGCGGCCTGTGTTCGTGGCTCGGGTCTTGGATGCTCAGGGTGTTCCTGTGGTGTCTGGGGACTTGTCTGGTGTGGGGTCTTTCGTGGTCTATCGAGAGGGGGATGAGACGGAGTCAGCGGTGTACACCGATTCGTCGGTGGCTACGTCTTCGTTCAACTCCTCGACGGCGTTGACGGTGGATGGGTTCTGGACGGCGGACTTTCGTGGGTACAACTTCAAGTACACGGTCTCGGTGGACAATGCGTTCCCTGAGGGTGGGGAGTCGTACCTCTGTCAGTTCTCCTTCCCGACGACGTCGGCGGGTCCGGTGGTGTTTGAGGGGCGGATTCGGACCCGTTCGGTGGTGTCTACTTGACGACCGCTCTCCATGAGTACCGGCCCTTCGGAGCGGCTGACGCTCTGTTTGACTTGGAGTACCCGGAGGTCTTGATTGAGGGGCCTGCTGGCACGGGCAAGACGCGGGCTATCTGTGAGTGGGTGGACACTCAATGCCAGGAGCATCCGGGTATTCGGGTTCTGATCCTCCGCAACGTCCGTGCTGACCTTGCCGAGAGTGTTTTGGTGACGTTGGAGAAAGAGGTTTGGTGGCCTGGTCATCCCTGCATCACTCCGACCCGGAACCGTGCGAACCGTCACTCGTACAAGTACCCCAACGGGTCGGAGATCGTGCTTGGTGGGTTGGACAAGGACACTAGGCTCTATTCGACCCAGTACGATATCGTGTGGGTGGAGGAGGCTATCGAGATCAGTCGAGAGTCGTGGGACTACCTTGCTCGCTGCAACCGCAACAACATTCGCAGGGGTTTGACCGGAGCGCCGGTCCAGCAGCGAATTGCCTCCACCAACCCTGGGCCGGAGTTTCATTGGCTCAATCGCCTCTTCCCGCCGGGGAGGAGGTCGGCTCCTCCCAAGCCCCACAACGGGCGGGTGCGTCTCTTGTCTAGACATGAGGACAACCCCGCTCTCGAAGACTCCTACTTGAAGATCCTCTCTTCGCTGGAGGGCGTGCCCCGCAAGAGGCTCTATGAGGGTGAGTGGGTGGCGGAGGAGGGTCAGGTCTGGCCCATGTACCGGCCCGAACTCCACGTCATCGACGAGGACCAATGCCCTGAGTTCTCCTATTTCTTCGCCTCTATGGACTTCGGTTACCGCAACCCTGGCTGCTTGTGGGTCTGGGGGGTGGACAGAGAGCTTAGGATGGTGGGGGTGGCGGAGGTGTACAAGTCCAACAAGAGCCTCGACTGGTGGGCCGAAGCCCTCTGCTCCCTGCACTACGAGTTCCAACTCTCGCGGGTGATCGCGGATTGCGCGGAACCGCGCTCCATCGACTTCCTGAACGACCGTCTCGGCCCGCCGGGGAACAGAGACACAGAGCGAATCGTTCAGGGGTCGGACAAGGCCAAGGGGCGGCTTCATGGCATCAACCAAGTCCGCGACCAGCTCCTTTCAGACGAGGAGGGGGTGCCGGGAATCCGGTTCGTCCACAACGCACTTCGGTACGGCAGGGACACGCGCCTCACCGAGATGATGCGCCCCACCTGCACGGTCGAGGAGATCCCCTCGTATGTCTTCGCCAAACAGACCGAGGGGCGGGAGGTCAAGGAGGCCCCCGACCCCTCCTGCTCCGACCACGGCTGCGATGCCGTGACCTACGCCGCAGTCTGGCATTGGCGCAAAGACCTCACTCCCTCCGTGGCCGAGTCCCAGTTTCTACCCGGAACCCTAGGGGACATTCTCGGACACTCGCAGAAGATGGCTAGAGCACAAAGGTACGGCTGATGGCGCTTCCCGACTCTCCCGAAGAACTGCTCCAGAACATTCGCGCCTCAGAAAGGGTGCGAAACTCCCGCCTCGCCGCGTTCGACGCTGCCATCACAGCGTACCACTCCCCCTTCTTCAAGGGAGATGGAGGACCAGACGACGAGACGGCCTACAGCCCCGAAAACCACACCTTCGAGTTGGTGTCCTACATGGTCCCCCAGCTCGTCTACAACAACCCGAGAATCTCCATCTCTACCCGTCGGAACGAGCACCGCCGCGTTGCTCAGGGCCTCCAGTACGCAGTCAACCGCTGGGTGATGGACAACAACTTCGCCCAAAACATTGAAGGGGTCGCCCATGACCTCCTCTTCAACTACGGCGTCCTCCATGTGACCGAGACCGATAACCCAACCGTCTCCCTCTTCGACACCGGTTCCTCTCCACTCTGGCCCAAGGTCGAGAGAGTCAGCCAGCGGCGGTTCGTCCGAGACCACATGGCCCTGTCCCTTGAGGAGTGCCGCTACCTCGGCCACCAATGGGTCTCCGACAAGGAAGACCTCCTGGCGCTGGCGGAAGAAAAGGAGGACGAAGGATGGCTGCCCGAGATCATCGACGGCCTGCCAACTGGCCTGGGAAACGAACACCTCGCCCGAGGCTGGAGCATCGACGCAGGCCCCGACCGAAAGGAAGTCCTCGTCTACGAGTTGTGGGTGCCCGAACACCAAGGCGCAGGAAAAAAGAATGACGGCTTCCACGGGACCATCTACACCATCGCAGTCGCGTCCGGCGGTGATGAGTCCGAGGTCATCGACTTCGTCCGAGAGCCCCGAGACTTCTACGGCCCCAGATGGGGGCCGTATGCCGTCGCAGATGTCTGGAAGGTTCCCGACGACCCCTACGGGCTCTCACCGCTGGTCGCAACAGAGGGACAGGCAAGGGATCTCAACAGACACGCCCGAGCGTCCTCCGACATGGCCGCACGCTACAAGAGACTCATCCTGGTGGACAACACCGACGGAGACCTTGTAGAGAAGATCCAGTCCGGCGAGAACGACCTCGTCATCCCCATTTCAGGGATCGAAAAGAACAAGGTCATTCAGATCGAACTCGGTGGGATCACCGCACATGAGTTGTCCTACCTCCAACTTGCCAGGGATCGACTTGACCGCAACTCCGGGCTCTCCGAGGCGAAGAGGGGCAACGCATCACAGGGAGCAACCGCTACCGCCGAGGCGATTGCCGACGAAGCACTCGACATTCGTACCGACTTCATGAAGGCGAAGTTCCACCGGGCGATCCAACAAACCCTGAAGACCGTCACATGGTACATCGCCATGAACGATCAGGTTCGTATTGCCCTACACCCCGACGAAGGACAAGTCCTCGGCGTTGGGGTTCCCGACCAAGGCCCCATCATGTACCAGGGAGGAGACCTCCTCCCCACAAGGGGGGGAGGGTTCGACGACCTGGAAGTCTCCATCGAGCCCATGAGCATGGAGAGGGTCACCGAGGGCACCTCACAGCAGCGAGCCATGAGAGCCTTCGAGTTCATTAGCCAGGTCGTGCAACTCATGCCGATGGCCCCCGGAGTCAACTGGAAGGAACTAATCGCCACAGTCGGCAACGCCTTCAACCTCCCCAGGCTTGGGGAGCTCATCGACGTTGACCTCCAGATGCAGGCAGGAGGGATGCAGGCCACCGGAGAGAACCCCCCCTCCTTCAAGAAGGTGGACCCCGCGAGGGCCACCCAAGTCTCCGTGAAACAACCCTCCTTCAACCTCCAGCCCCAATCCCCTAGGGTCGGGCCGCAAACCAGCTCCGCCCCCACCTCCGCAGCCCTCTGATGCCCACCTACGAGTTCATCAACCCAGACGGAGAGGTCGTGGAAGCCTACTTCCACATGAGCCAAGCCCCAAAAGTGGGCGAGTCCACGGACATCGACGGCATCCCCTGTGAGCGGATCTTCTCCGCCCAGGGCCAGTTCCGAGTCCCGCCAGACAGGTTCGTCAAAGGCTACTCCCTGCCCGTCAAGAAGCAGATGGATCCCGAACTGGCGAAGTCCGTCCAAGCCTGGGACGCCGACGGAACCCCCTGCTTCAACGGCAATCGGGCCGTTCAGAGGTTCCTCGATGCCTCCAGACGCCTCTCAGACACCACCAACGAGCCCAACTTCTACTCCTATGGAGAGTAGGGGGTTGACTGGAGCCCACAAGATATGGTAGGAGACCCCCTGATGAGCGAGCAGAGCACCGAAACCCCCGAAGCGGGCATTTCCGCTCCCGAAGAGGGCCAGGCCCAGGCCCTCGACGCCATGTTGGCCGAAATCGTTACCGATGATGACAACGAAGGGGTCACCATCGGTACTCTAAGCGCCGACGAGGCCGACGAGAACACCTCGGAGACACCCTCCGAGGGCACCGAGACCCAGGTAGACCAGGAAGCCCTACACGGGGCCTACACCGCGCTCTACCGCGACGGGCTCGGCCAAGAGGTCATCGACACGATGACCGATGAGATGGTCCTGGCGTATGGGGCGAAGGCCCAAAAGCGCCAGACCGACGTGGATGCCGCCTTCCGAGAGCGCGACCGACTGCGCTCTCTCTCCAAGGAGGATTCCAAGCCAGACGAGTCAACGGAGGAACCCGCTACCGCACAGCCAACGGGTGACCCCTCGACAGTTCTCAGGGACTTGGAAACCCCGCTCGGAGAGTTGATCGGAGATGAGGAGGCGTCCGCCGTGTCGTCCTTGATGAGGGGCGCGTTCGAGCGGCTTGTGACACCCCTGTTGCAGCAAAACGCCGCGATGAGCGATGCCCTCGCCATGAGGATGATGCAGCAGGAGATGTCTGGGGACTTCCCCCAGCTCTCCAGCTCGGGCGAGTTTCAGAAGGTCTCCAGCCGCGCCATCGAACTCATGAGTACGCAGTTGCACTCGGACCTTGAGGGGTTCGACCGCCTCCGCGCCCTCATGGAGACGGCGGTGAAGTTGGACACGCCAGACGGAGCCCGCCCGGAGGTGGCAGCCAAGAAACGCAAGGGTCACATGCAGGGAGCAGTGGGCCGCAAAGCCCGACAGAAGTCCCTGTCCGCAGAGGAAACCCTCGACGCCAAGATCCAGATGGCGATGCAGGGCAAGTCCTCCGACGAGATCCGAGCTGCTTACGGCGACTGAATCCCTGAGAACTTAGTTTCTGCCCCACAGAGGGCAGAGGAGGAACTTTCATGAGCGGGCAACCTCTCGACGAGTTCACCACCCTGATGGAAAGTCAGGGTCCGGCCTGGATGCGTGGGCCGGAGAACATGGTGAACGAAGGGGTCTTGCGTAACTACACCTGGGCGCGGATCCAAGCTGGCAAGTCCATGCTTGAGACCGTCCAGGGTGGGGACGAGATCCAAGACCGCATCTACTTCGACGTGAATTCGACGTTCAATCGGTACAACCCGAACGTCCGGCTCACCTACGACCAGTCCCAGCCTGGGGTCAACTGGACGGTGCCGTGGGCATTCGCCTACGCCTATCGTTCGTGGACCAAGCAAGACCTCGGCCTCAACAAAGGTGTCCACTCGGCCAACTATCGTTCTCACAAGTACAAGAGCGTGATGTACCAGAAGGACCAGGAGCTGTGGACGGACGTTTGCAACTCCATCGACGGCGAGTTCTGGGCAGTCCCCGACCGGGGCACGATGGAAGACTCGTCCACGACCGGCGGAGCGGCGCGACAGCCCTACTCCATCCCGGCCTTCGTGAACGAGTACGACGACGGCCTCGTCACCTCTGGTGAAGGTGGGGCGGCGAACGATGCCGGAGGGTTGGCATGGTCAACCGTCATGGGCATCGACGCGACGACCCAGGCGAAGTGGGTTCCTGCGCGGCAGGACTACACCTTCGACACCACCTCGGCCCTGACGGCGGCTGGAATCTTCGCGCCGATGACGAAGCTGTGGTACTCGCTGCACTTCGATCAGCTCCCGAAGAAGCCCGAGTTCTCCGACAAGCGCACCTCCCCCCATGTGATCCTGTGCTCCCTGACTGGGATCGGCAACTACGAGTTCGCCCTCCAGCAGAACCAGGACACCTTCCGGGGTGTGGGCAAGATGTCGGGCCAGGATCCGGCCTACGACAAGCCGACCTTCCGCAACATCCCGCTGGACTACATCGAGGCGCTCGACAGCCTCGCGGTGTACCCCACGGCTGCCGCGGGCGCGATGGGAACCGAGACCGACGACACCAACGACCAGTCCGAGAGCAACAGCGATGGGGTCGGGGAGGGCTTCGCCGGTCCGAGGTACTACTTCGTCAACGGGGAGTACCTCAAGTTCGTGGTTCACTCTGAGAACTACGCCGTCATGACTGATGTCATCACCCCGTCAGACCAGCCGTTCTCGCGTGTCCAGGTCATGGACATGTGGAACAACTGCATCTGTCGGTCCCGTAGACGCCAGGGGATCCTGTATCCCGGCGCAGACACCACGGACGCCTAGGAGGTGCTCAGATGACTCTTGCAGCGACAAGCTCCTTCGGCATCTCGGCCCCGACGATCTCTGGGCCGCTCAACAAGGCGATCCCCGACAGCCGGACGGTCGAAATCTTCGACGACTTCATTATGTCGTCTCTGACGACAACTGCGGACGCAGCCCTGTGGCATTCCGTGACCGCAGGTAGTGGCACAACGCAGTTGTCGGATGTAGCGGGTGGCGCCATCACGTTTACGACGGGAGCCACTGGGACGAACTACGAGTTGATCCGCACTCAGGGGGAGTTTTACTCCTTCGATGCGACCAAGCCGATGTACCTCCAGGCCAAGTTGCAGTCGGCAGACCTTGTACGGGCGATCTTCGTCGGCCTGGTCGAGGGTTCGACGCCAGGGGTGGACAACGCCACCTTCCTTGCGGCGGCGCACTTCGGGTTCTCCATCATCGACACCACGATCTCGTTCTCCTTTGGTGGCGCATCGGCAACGACCACGGATACCACGGCGGACCTCGCTGCGGCAACCGACGTGGTCCTGACGGCGCACTACGACGGCGACGGGACGTGGCGCGGCTACGTTGACGGGGTTTTGAAGGTGACCTCTACGGTCACGACCACGAACCCCGACGAACTCATGGCGCTCTGTACTTCGGTAGAGAACAGCGCGACCACCTCGGCCAGCGATGTTCAGTTGGACTACATCTACTTCAAGGCCGAGATGTAGTCGGTTCACAGGCCGGGGATGCGGGCAGCCGCGTCCCCGGCTCCATCCCTTCTCCGCAACCCACATCTCGCCATGCGGTCAGCATCACGGTCTTCTCTCAATGCCTCCTCCCCGGTCATCGGTGGTCCGCGTAACGGGCTTGCCGTCCCGCGCTTCCGTACCCTGGAGTGGTTCGAGGACTTCATCGCCTTCGCCAAGGGAAGCTCCCTGGGCTCTTCTGCATGGTATGACGCGGGGAGTGGCGCAGGCTCGACTCTGGCGGTAGACGGCCACGGTGGCATCCAGGCACTCACGACCGGAACGGGCACCGGCCACTATGAGGGCTTCGCATCGGGGCGGGAGTTCTACTCCTTCTCCGCAGACCGGCAGATGTACGTTGAGGCCCGCATCAAAGCGGATTCGGATGCGCTTACTGCCCGTGCGATCTGGCTAGGGTTCACGGAGGGGACAGTCCAGGGCGACGACAACGGGACAATCCTCACCCCCCTTTCCCATGTCGGGCTCTCGATCCTCGGCGCGGATGTGTCTCTCTCCCACGCCGGTTCAACGGCACAAACAGTCGATACCGGCCACGACATGGTTGCGGACGCATGGACTGTCTTGGCCGTTCACTACGACGGCAAGGACACCTACCGCGCATACGTCGATGGCGTCCTCAAGGCTGTGGACCGGACGGCAGGCACTACTAACCCCGCTGAGCTGATGCGTGTTCTTTTCGCCGTAGACAACAGCGGGGAGAGCGGTGCGGCAGTTGTTCAACTCGACTACATCTACATCAATGTCGAACTGTAGATGAGCCTGACGATCAAGCGATGCGAGAGGGTTATCCGGGGCGCGCTTGGTGGCTCCCCCAGCATCTTCACCGCCATCGACTTGGTAAACCAGGCGTCGGAGGTCTTCTGTTCCGCGTATGAGTGGTCCTTCCTCAAGGGGGGGCTTGTGGATGTCGAGTTCGTCCTAGACCGCGACTACGCGGACCTTCCGGCAGACTTCGGCCATGAGGTCGCCACCAAACGCAAGGACGGCTACACTTCAGGCTTCAGTTGGACAACGAAGGCGCACCTCGCGGAACTCCGCTCGCACGCTCCCCATACCCACCTGAGCTTCTGGGGTGCCGTCGTCTGGGAGCAGCCAGCAGCTACGGCCAACTTGTTGCACAACAATGTCGCGCCTTCTAGCGGGGAGTCCGTCATCGTCAACGGCTCGAAGTACACCTGGCGCATCGACCTCTCCGCGACAGCTAACGAGGTTCTGATCGGGGGGACGGGGACGACGGCCACAGACAACCTCATCAAGGCGATCAATCAGTCGGGCGTTGCCGGAACCCACTACTCCGCCTCCACACTTCTGCACACGACCGTCTCGGCCCGCCGCACGGACACAAGTACGGTTCTCTTTGAGGCGAAGATCGGGGGGGAGGCGACGAACGACTACACCCTGTCCGAAGACGTGGAGGAGGACGGCTGGGACGTAACGCCCTTCTCTGGGGGTGGGGGGCCGCCGACGGCGCGTATCGAGCTGTACCCCACGCCGACGAGCCGCGAGGTGGATGCGCTCAAGCTGTTCTATTGCCGGACCCTAGGAACGGCAACGTCGGACTCCTACGAGGTTCCGCTCGCTCCCTACTGTCACGCGCTCTACATCGAGATCCTGCGCGCCCTTGTCTTGGGCCATGAGGAGCATGATGTCGCCAGCTCGTCGGCGCGGCTCCAGCAAGTCCTTTACGGCCCGCTGTTCATCGCGGCTTCTCGCCGTGATGCGCGAATGCAGTCCAATTACGGTGTCCTGAGCGGCGGAGTTGCGACGATGCCGTACAGCTACAGTTCCCGATACGACAACACCATTCCCGATCCGGCATAGAGAGGAAAGCATATGGTTTTCGGAGGAAGAACAGGACGCTCAGGCGTTTCGCGGAAGTTGCTCACCACCGCAGCACGCCGGTCCCGCACTACCAAGAAGAAGGCGGGAACTGGCGCGAGCGCACGCTCGATTGCACAACGGGCTGCTGCGGCGGGCCGAGGGGCTGGCGTTCGCAAACGCCTAGGGGCCGGAGGTACAGGTCCGGGCCGCACGCGCCGCGCAACAAGGAAGACGGCGGGGACGGCCAAGCGAGGCACCGCTGGGCAACGCCGGAGGCGGGTCCGGCGTGCCGTCACGGGGCGGAGGGGCTCCTACTAGCCCATGACATCCACGATCACACCGGCAACGCTGACGGTCACAGTCACCGAGACGCTGACCCTCAACGGCAACGACAGGGGATCCACCAACACCCTCTCCGTTGCGTCCGTTGTGGATGTGGATACCCGCATCGTCACGGCTACGACGACCGAACAGATCATCGCCACCTTCTCCACGGCAGACGCGGCGGGCCAGTACAACAAGGACAAGGTCCGCTACATGAGGTTCACCAACAAGGACGACACGAACCATTGCTTCCTTGTTCTCCGCAACACCGGGAACACCTCGGCCAACGAGATTGCCCTCCTCCTCGACACGGGCCACACCTTCATCATTCCTGTGGATGAAGCAGGCGGGACCGATGCCACATGGCAGAGCAACACGTCGGCCTTGACGGTGACTTCGGGGATGGTGCTGGAGGATCTGGTGGACATCACGGTCATCTCCAATACGGCGGATGTAGACATTGAGATCCTGGTGGCTTCGGTTGCTTGATGGCAGAAGATGTTGAACTCCCCTTCCCGCTAGGAGGACGCTCGGACAACCCCTCCTTCGGTGCCCAGCCTCCTGGGACCACACGGGAGGCTGTGAATGTTCGAGGGATCGACCCCAAGACGGGGAGGGCGCGTGGGGCTCAGCGACCCGGTTCCACCAAGTTCACCAGCGCAGCCATCTCCAGCGGGAACAAGGTCCAGGCCCTCGCGTCGATCAGCTACGACCGCCCGAAGATCCGGTACTCCGCGCTGAACCCAGCCGCGTTTACGGCGAAGTGGTCCGCGCTCTCTGCGGGGCAGAACGAGGGCGTCGATGTAGACACCGACCGGCAGGGCAACGTCTACCTGCTCGACATGTCCGGTGTGGTGGAGAAGTACAACTCGGACGGAAACCTCCTCCGCACCATCCCCCTGCCCACCACGGTTACGGATCTGGTCCCTCGGGCGCTTTCGGTGGACGGGGACGGGGCGATCTACGTTCTAGCGTCGAACGGACAGGAGGCCGATGGACAGTCAGTAGTGTGGCGGCTACGGCGACCAGATGGGGAGGACGAGTTCTACGAGGAGCATTGGAACCTCCAACTGCCTGGGTCTGTCCCCGTCCTCGCTGTGCGGCTGGGTCTCCTCGTTCTTGTAAGAGATCCCGAGGCGGGGGCCGTGTCTCCCTCGATGGCGGCGTACACCTTCCTGAACACATCGGAGCCCGTGCTCGCATGGGAGCGCCCGGTGCCCAATCCATGCTACGGCCTGCATATCGACCGTCACGGCAGCATCTTCACATCCCATCCGGCTGCGGCTGGGCGCGTGGCGGGGTCAACACCTGCTGGATTCAACCCGTCCGTGGGTATCTCGTCCGATGGGCGCTTCCACGAGGCGGCGTTGCACGATATCGGCCTTGTCAAGCAGCCTAGCTCGACGGACGGCGACGAGTTGCCCACCGACGATACCCTTGTGGAGGTCTCGCGGTATCGGATCCACGCCATGCTCATGGCGGACCACCTGGACGGGTATGTGGATGGGGACGAGGTCTCCTTCTGGCCGGACCACCGCTGGGTGCTCGGCCAGAACCCAGCCCCCCCCAACGGGGCTCCGGGGGGGAACGCGAACAACCCCCTCGACTACGGGATCCCTGCTGTCGATTCCGATGGGAAGGGCATCGGCGGCCCGACCGACAACAAGCCGAGGCGTTACCTCACCACGCAACTGAACCAGCGCCCAGGGCCGACATATCGGGCAACGGGCGCGTGGAGAATGCCGTCTGTGGCTTTCGACCCGAATGCCACTCCCCCGAGCTTGACGCCTGGAACCGGGCTCGTCTCCGGCCTGACCATTCTCCCGACCTTCAAATCGGATACCGATTCAGACGGGGTGCCCAACGCAGACGGAACGGCGGAGCAGGGGCAAGTGGCGGACACCCTCGTTCCTGGGAATACCGTGTGTGCCAACGGCATCTCAATCGGCCCCTGGGGGAACGGGTGGGCAATCAGCCACCTCTGGAGGATACCCCCTGCCGCCGATGTCTCGGTTCTTTGGTGGCAGAAGGGCGCGACTGGCGGAACGGGCCAGTCTTGGCGTACCGGGCGCATGGC